GGATTCAACCCCTGATCCAGGAGCGTCATCAGGAAACGCAATCCAAGAAAGCTCAGGACTACGAGGCGGCAGCGTCAGAACTCGGGAATAAGTTCCCTGGCTGGGAAGCAGAAGAAGACAACATGACCGAATTGCTGGGCTTTTTGCAGGGCGGGGCTATGCGTCATCCCAAATTCGGGAACCGCCTAGAAGTGCTCTACAAGGCATCGCAGCTGTTAGCTGGCCATCAAGGCCATGTCGTGCAGGAGTATGGCAAGCGCACGGCAGAGGCGGCACGAAGCCGTACAGTGAGCAGCAACGCAGCCAGGCCCAGCTTAGAAAACTACTCCGAACAAATACGTAAAGCCCCCAAGTCTAGCGAAGCCTTCGCTATTGCCACGAAAGTGGCTGAGGAGGAACTACGTAGGGCCGGGGTGAACCTGTGAAAGGGTAATTATGGCACAACCGTCCACTCTCAATGACGAATACGGGTTACTGCTTAGCTCGACCCTTCGAGCCTATCAGTCCCGTATTCGCGACAACATCGGCAAGGGCAACAAGTTTCTTGGCTGGCTCGATAGCAAAGGCATGTGGAAAAAGCAGGACGGCGGCGAGCGCGTGTCCGTGCCCCTCATGTACGAGCACAATACCACGGCGGATATCTACTCTGGCTACGGCCAGTTGGATGTGCAGCCGCAGGACGGCCACACGACCGCGTTTTATGAGTGGTCGCAAGCCTCCGTGTCCATTTCAATTTCCCGCAAAGAGGAACGGCAGAACAGCGGCAAGAGCAAGATTTTCAGCATGCTGGAGTCCAAGACCAAGCAAGCGGAAAACTCACTGAAGGAATTGCTGAATAACTGCATCGTGGCAGGCCGGATCACGGCGTCTGCCGATCTCGGACAGTTCACGGCCCGACGTGGCAGCTTGGACAGCGGGGCGCAAGGCCCCTTACCCCTGGCCGCCTTGGTCGATGCCAACCCGACCCGCTCTGCGGCAATCGGAAACATCAACCCGAACACCTACAGCTGGTGGGCGAATCAAATCAAGTCCAGCTCAGCGTCCAGCTTTGCCGGCCTCAAGTCGGAGCTGAACCACCTTTACAACGACTGTTCCAAGGGTGTGGGCGGCGTGCCTGACCTCATGTTGAGCGATCAGATTGGCTGGGAAACCTACTGGCTCTCCCTCCAATCGCAAGAGCGCTATGTCATCACCGACAGCCGCACGGTCGATATCCTGGGCGGCAGCGATGCGTTGAAGTTCCGCAAAGCGGCGTGGATCTGGGATGAAGTCGTGCCGGACGTGAAGACGAACGCCAACCCGATCGACAGCATTGGAACCGCGTCCAAGTCCACAGTCTGGATGCTGAACACGGACTTTATCGAATTCTACAGCGATGCCCAGACCGACTTTATCACGACCCCCTTTGTGCGTCCTGAAAACCAGGATGCACGAGTAGCGCAAATCCTCTTTATGGGCGCGCTAGGCGTGAGCAATCGGCGGAAGCATGGCGTGGCCTTCAATATCGCCCAGAACATCGCATCCTAATCACTGACCAAGGAGAACGACCCATGGCAATGTTTCAACGAGTCAACCGAAGTGACCCTGAACGGGCCTTCATTGCAGTCCTGTCTAACGAAACCTGTGCGGCAGACGATGCCTGCATCTGGGAAACCGCGTCCGCCTCTATCGATGGCGTGAAGGTGCGTCAACCGGATACCGGCTTGCTGCATGCGTTCGTCGGCGTGGCGGACGGGGCCATTACTTCTGGCCAATATGGATTGGTCCAGGTCTATGGCTATCGCTCGACCAGCCGCGTGTTTCAGACCAATACCTCGCAGGATACCGGCGCTGTGTTAGTGCCGACTGCGGGCGCGGCCTATATGGCCACGGTTGCAAGCTCTACCACATCCTCGGCGGATGTGGTCTTGCGGCCTGTGTTTGCAGTGCTGGCTGAGACCATCGCATCTAGCTCAGCGTCAGCCACCATTTCTGCAAAACTCTTCCTTCGGGCCATGTAAAGAGGTCTGTTGAAGAGCGAAGAGCAAAAGGCAAGGGATCGAGAGCGGATGAAACAGCTCCGCCTCGATCCCGAGTTTCGCAAGCGAGAAGCCGAGAAGGCCAAGATTTGGCGCAGCAAATTTGGCAATACAGAGATTCATCGTGCGCGCGTTCGAGCATCACGACGAAAGCGCATGATGAATCCTGAAAGCAAAGCAAAAGGCGCAGCGAATACCAGGGCAAACTATCGACGTATAAGGCAGAAACTTTTCAATCTGTACGGTGCAGCATGCGCCTGCTGTGGCGAAACTGAACCAATGTTTCTAGAAATAGATCATGTCAACGGCGGTGGTCATAAGCATTACAAAGCACGAAGTGCATATGGAGCCTACCGAGACATGATCAAAGAGGGCCGTTCCCCGCTCTATCAGCTGCTCTGCTCAAATTGTAATCGAGGACGCCAACGGAATGGCGGCGTTTGTCCGCATCAGTCAGAGGTTAAGCAAACCCTACGTTTAGTTATATAGGAGGGCCATGGAGTACGCACCGATTTTTCAGCCCGAGAACGTCATTGAGCGTCTAGCCCAGCGCTGGATGTCGTGGTGGCATGGACACGGAGCCCCGCACCAGTACCGCTATCACCGATGTAAGGGCTGCCTGAAGCTCTTGACCTGGAATGTCATCCGCAAGGGCGGCTGCGATTGCCTGATCGATAAGCACATTGTGCCAGCCAAGTTGAGCATGACAGAGAAATTCAGAATCCTGGTGATGCCTTGGACGCTGTAAGAATCGCGTTTACATCCACGAACTATGGGCCGCTCTGGAAGCCTGTTGTGGAGGGGTGGATTGCCTGCGTGGGGTATACCGCGCGGCATTTTGCGATTGAGACTCCAGGGACCAGGGAAATTGCGGGCAATGCGATCACTGACCGGATGTATACGCACAGCGCAGAAAACGCCATTGTCGAAAACTTCCTGAACGCCTACCCGAGGCTGACGCATCTGTTCATGACCGAATGCGACATGATTTTGCCGCATGATGCGATTGTGAAGCTCCTGGAGGTTGATCAGCCAGTCGTGAGCGGCGTCTATTTCCTTCGCAAGGGCCGTGGGCAACCCTGCCTGTATGTAAAAACCCACACGACAAAAGATAACCCCTACGTCCATTCGCCCGTCAGTCTGTTTCCGACAGACAGGCCGTTTGCACTGGACCCGAACGGGCACGGCGGATGCCCTGGCCTTGGCTGCGTGCTCATCAAGCGCGAGGTCTTGGAAGCGGTTCCCAAGCCATGGTTTGACCTCAAGGAAAACTACTACGGGTCTGACATGTATTTCTGGACCAAGGTACGTGACGCAGGCTTTAACGTCTGGGTCAACCCGGCTGTCCAGTGCGGGCAGATTGATTATGAAGTGACGAGCTTGGCGGATTACACCAAGCGCATAGGGGAGGATAAAGACTTTGCCGCAAGCGGATACATTGTCGGAACCAATGGTTGGTCCGGTGCCCACAGGCGGATTCAACCTGAACCTGGGCGCGGGGAAAAGTAGTAAGCAGCCGGGCCTGCTGAACTGCGATCTCTACCCAGGGCCGAACATCGATGTGGTCTTTGACCTGACCAAGCCCTGGCCCTTTCCCGAACATTCGGTCGCTACCATCTACCTGTGTCATGTGCTGGAGCACTTGACGGACCCGAAGGCCTTCTTCCGTGAAGCGCATCGGTGCTTACGCCCGAACGGCACCATTTTGATACGGGTTCCCTATGGGGCGCATCGTGCCGCCTGGTGGGACCTTGAGCACGTAAGGCCTTGGTTTGCGGAAAACTTCGCCATGCTGCAACCCGGCTATGCCGTGGCCGTGGGCAATCCACAGCATGATTCGTGGAAGTATCCATTCGGTATCTCGATTGTGCAGCTGCGCATTTCGTACCGTCTCGCCCGCTGGCTGAGGCGCTGGTGGTGGAAGTGGCTCTTTGCCAAGTTCCCACACTTGTTTGACCCAGAAATTGAAGAGCTGTGGGCGCACCTGTATGCGCTCAAGACGGATGACGCGATTCAATATTATCGCAAGGACCATGACCCCATCGTAGTCGGCACCACGTATTCCGCCTATCAGCATCACCTGACCGACAAGGCCCCAGAGGCGGGCGTGTGTGTGCTGACAGACCTGATCGGCGGCATCACCATGAACGGTTATATCGGGCGCGTGTTTGGACTGGAAAAAGCCTAGTGGATAACGTGGTGATGCAATGGCTCATGGACTTTAACGAGGCGCATGGTCCGTTCAATCGCGTCCTAGAGCTGGGCAGCCTGAACGTGAATGGCACAGCCAGGACCGCCTTCTGGAATGCGAAAGAGTACGTAGGGATTGATAGCAGGCCAGGGCCGTGCGTGGATCATGTGATTGAAGCATCGTGGATAGCCGAGCACTTCGACGGGCATGACAAGTTTGATTGCGTAGTGGCCACATCGTTTTTCGAGCATGACCGGAATTTTGTACAAACCTTACGAAATGTACATTTTGTACTCAATTCAGGCGGCTACTTCGTCCTGACAGTCCCAACCCCTGACTTCCCGTACCATGCCGAGCCCAAAGACTATTGGCGCTTTCAGGAAGACGCCTTGCGTGACGTGTTCTTCGACGGTTTCTCAGAGGTAACAATTTTTAATCCACTCTGGACACCGCCGACTGGGCAAGAGCACTTGCGCTGCCAGCACATGGGCGGATGGGGGAATCTCTAAGTGGCAACGACCTACACCAATCAACCGGCAGGGGCAACCATCTTCTACGACTGTTCGCTGGCCGGCACAATCTGCGGCTTAGCCAATGTGTACAACACGCAAGACTATGCCACCATGCTCAGGTCCGATGGAACGACAGGGCAAGTGTTCGATTCATACCTGGGCGAATATATCAGGAACGGAAACGGGGAATGGTGGTTAGCCCTTCCTCGCCCGCGAGAAGTCTATCTCGGCGTGCAGTGGAATACGAACGCAGACTTTCAGGGTATCGCCAACAATGGGAACAAGATGTTCTTCATCAAGGCCTCAGGCTCTGGCGATAATAGCTTTCTGATCTGGCAGGGCCTTCAGTATAGCCCGCGCACGCTCAAATGGGACTTCCAGGCGATCTATAGCAACGCGCATATCAACGGCTGGCAAGGGGATGCCAGTGGGCTCTCTGGCTGGCTAGAGCCGAACGTAAATTCCAGCGCAGCCACGGTGGCGGCTGGCGCGGGCTGGCGCTTTATTGAGATTTACCTGAAGGCAAGCACGACCGGCACATCTCGGGATGGGGTCGTGCGCTGGTGGGTACAGCGTACCCTGTGCGGGAACTATACCAACGTCAACATTTCCCCTGGTGGGTTCGAGGAATTCGTACTGACCCACACATGGGACAATGGCACGATCTTTGAGCCGCCTTCCCGCGACTGGTCCAAGGCCTGGCACCATTATTTCTCTGATTTGCGCATCACGACGGGCGGGACAGTGGGAGGCGGCGAGCCGCCACCTCAGGTCGTCCTGGAGTCACTCACTCCTGCCAATACCAGCACGACCGTAGGCGGAACCAGGCAATTTACCATCAGCATGAGCGGGGCCATGCCTACGGCTACCTCGCTCTTTACCACCTCCAGCAATCCAGCGATAGCAACCGTGCCAGCCTCGGTCACGATCTCACAGGGCTCCTCAACGGCAGTATTTAGCGCCACTGGGGTAGCTGTGGGCTCGACCACGATTAGTACCAGCTATAACGGCGTGAACAAGGCCGGGACCTTGCAGGTTTCGGCAGCGCCCACGACCGGCTCAGATACGACATACACGTACTCCACGGACTTTTCAGGCACGCAAGGGCCGTACTGGTACTACATGGAGGAAGACGGTACGGAGATGACCTACGATAGCGGCGGCTCCGTCTGGCTGGGCGCAGATGCGGCTGAAGTTCAAACGATCTGGGGGAACGGGTTTCACCCTGGGCGATTTGAAGGCTCCATGCTTCGGTTCGTGGTGCCCACTTCGAGCAGCGCTCATATCACCGGAGCCTACTACGATGCTGACGCGACAGGCGGAACGGGTGTAGTCGCCAGGGTCAACCATAACGGCGTGACGCTCTTTACCCGCACGATTGCCAACGGCGAGACCACAGGCGGGGCCTACGATGTCACGGAAACGGTAGCTGCCGGAGATTTCATTGATTTCCTGGTGACGAACCAGACCAGTGATTACACGTACAATTCCACGAACCTGAACCCCGTCATTGTCCTGACCGAGACCACCTCCAATCCTGGCGGCGGGACGCCTCCCGACCCGCCTGCCACAGTGGTGGACCTGTTCACGGCCAGCACGACAATCATCAAGGACGTGCCATTTACCTTGACCGTGCGGCTGTCCAAGATTGTGACGGTGGATACCGCGGTCGAAATCAGGGTTGGCAGTACCAGCTTGATTACAGCGGCAACCTCTGTCACGGTCGCATCGGGCACAAATGAAAAGTCCTTTACCGTTACGCCAATCCAGGTTGGCAGCGTAGCCATCGATGCGATTTTGACCACCACGGCTCGGTACAACGCGCTCATTCAGCCGAACCCGAACGATAACCCGCCAGTGGAAGAGCCAGAGATTCCGCCGATCACGCCAGAAAACCCCCTGATCGTGCGTAGCCTGGTCATTTCACCAGATGGGGCCGTGGTGCTCCTGAACAGGCCGGCCAATTCTATGGCCTTCCGGTACGATGCGCAGCCAGATTGGCGCGTGCTCAGCTCCTTCATTCCAGGCGGCGAGACGTTCACGCATGCATTCACCTGGCCATCAGGAACCACGCTCATTAGCTACCGTGCGCAGGACGGCGCGGGCACCTGGGGGCCGCATACCAGTGCAGCATTTGTCCCTCCGCAGCCGCCTCCCATTCCTCCACCTGTCACGCTGTCGGTGACTGACAAGGACGGCATCCGCTGGCAACTGACCGGCAAAATATCGCCCATGATTCTGAAGCGGAACGGCTCGACCATGAATAATACTTACGGCGTGACCTTGCGCAAGTCCGGGGACGGCTACATGGAAATGCTGCAAACGAATGGGGTCTGGTTGCGCAGGAACGGCAGCGCCTGGGAGTTTGTCGCATGATCTTCGTTCACCACGCGGGCAAAATGGGGGATCTCCTCTATGCACTGCCAGTACTGCGGGCGTTGGCAAGGGTCCACCAAACGAAAATCCACCTCACCACATCAGGGCTGTGCTGGCAGCTCGTGCCCCTCTTGTGGGAACAGCCTTATATCGGGGACGTGGCCCTGGATGACACCAGAGCCTATGAGCTTCCCTTCGGCGTCGGCATTACAAACCACTGGGACCACTACAAACCAGGCGAAGGCATCAACCTTAGTCTCCAGCCCAAGCACTATGCCGATAACTGCCCCATCAACTGGACCCAGGCGTATGCGTGGATCGCTGGGGTTGAGCTGGCCCAAGACGATTTTGTTGCGCTCCCATCCCTCATCAATCACCGGCGATGGTTCCAGACCGTAGACTGCCGCCTGGACGGCAAAAAGCAGGAAGTGACGAAGACCATTGTGGTAGCGCCTGAAGTCGAAACCCTGGAGCCGGCCCCGGCTGAGACATGGACCAAGATTATGGACGCGCTCATGGAGAACTATCAAGTGGTCCTGGTAGGCCAGAAGCGGGACACGAACTACCACCATAAAATCATGGCCTGGGCTGGCAGTAAGAACAACCACAAGCTTAGCGACATGCGCGGCTGCACGACGGTCCCAACCCTAGCCAGGATCATAGCCGAGGCGTCAGGGTTTATCGGGGCACATTCCATGCCCTGGCACCTCGCCCGGCTCTCTGGCGTGCCAGCCTTCTGCTTCCAGAAGTGGCGCGAAGGCTTGCGACGGTGCATCCCCATCGACAGTGACCCGAACTTGTGCCCCTGGCCAGAGGAAATAGAGGACTGGCAAGCCGCCGTAGAATGGATTGAGACGACCACAGGAGGACCCGCCCATGCCGTATCGCAATGATGAATTCTTACGCAAAGCCCGCGTCACACTCTACTATGATGCGGACGCCCAAAAGCTCTTGGCCTATTGCAAGGTAGAGCCGTTTGATTCCGTCTCAGAATATGACACGAATGCTGAATTTTATGTACCCATTCGTATTAGCGCCAACATCTTTGACAAAAACGAGATGCCCTTTCGGGTGGTCATTGAAAATAAGAAGGATGGGGCATTCCCATCCAGCGCCCACAAGGGCCAGACCGTGGGCACGGTTGAGATTCACCAATACGGGGACCTGTGAACCGAGGCCAAATTATTGACCGCGTGCTGACTTCGCTGAACGAGTCCACAATTGCGCCTGTGTTCTGGACCAGGGCAGAGCTGGCCGATATTCTGCAGGACGGCATGGAAGTCATGGCCGAGGAAGTCATGGCCCTGAAGCGTTCGGCCTTTGTCGGGCTTGGCCCTGGAAAACTCTATTATCGGACCCGAGGCATTGCCAAGGACTTCCGCGTGCCCTATCGCCTCTGGCTGTCCAGCAATAACCGCAAGCTCATTCCTGTCACGGTCGAGCAGCTTGACGGCTTTCATCAGCAATGGTCCACGGTAACGGGCGATCCTGAATACTGGGCGCCCATGGGCTATGACTGGTTCGCGATCTTTCCCCATCCCTCTGCGGGCGGGGGCGTGCTCAGGATTGACTACTTGGCCTGGCCGCGGGTGTTAGGCGGCGACGATGACAAGCCGGAATTCTCAGAGTCAGACCATGAAACCCTTATGACCTACGGCATTTACGACGGCCTGCTCAAGCGCTGGGCCGCGCCAGAGGCCATGGCCATCTTTGCGCAGTTCCTTGAAAAGCTGGGCCTGGCCGTGCCTAAGAGCGGCGTCAATCAGCTCAATGGCCGAACCTGGCAAAAGGCCAGTGCAGAGGCGAGCGGGTTTAGGAATGGAATAGGGTGGAGGGATAACCGTTGACGGTTGCTGCCCAACTCTTAAAAGTCCGCGACAAGCTGCATGATGCCGTCGGTATTCTCTGGACCGATGCTGAGCTGCTCGATTGGTTCAATGATGGCTACGTGGAATTTCTGGAGCAGACCCGGTGCGTAACCGAGCTGTATCAGATGGATCTGCCCCCACGGTACGCCTATACCTACTGCCACGAGTGGGAAGACGCATTCTGTAGTGATGGGCCTGGCCGCATGATGCTCTTGCCCGCGCTCAACGGGGTCTATCGCTGCACCTCGGCCTGGGAAGTGGAATTCCTAGAAGGCGTGGCAACGACCATCAGTGAAAGCGGCATTACCCAAATGTGGGAACGGTCCCTCATGTCGACCGATCGGCATTATCAAGTCACGCTGCCGCAGAATCACGAAATCATCCAGCGTGTGGCCTTTGACAATAAGGTGCTCTACCCCTCGACCGTGCGTGAACTTGACGAGTTACGGTCTAAGTGGTACATGCAGGGAACACAACCCCACTGGTGGACCAATGGCACAGGCAGAGTCAACACGGTCGAAGTCTACGAAATCCAAACGGAGTACCAGCAAAGCTATTGCCCAGTCGAGTATGAACGCAGCGGTTTCGCACGTACATTCTCTGGCGCTCGAAATTATATCGTTGATAGCCCTGTGGCCAATGCATACGCCTATACAACGTCAGGCGATGGGCAAGCTCTTGACCTCGCTGCGAGCGCTCTTATTGCCGGTCTTGGTTGGCGCTTCACCACAGCAGCCAGTGACAGCGACTCAACCTTCTGCACGCACATCTGGGAAGAAGAGCTAGTCGAGGGCTCCACCACATTTTCCACCTCTCCAGGCTACGTCTGCACCTACGCCTGGGAATACCTCATGCTCGGGCTCACGCCTCCATCCTTTGGCGTGGGCACCATCCGCAGTATTGAGTCTGAAGACCGCCAGTACTGGGCCCAGAACGCGAGCAACAGCGCGGCCTTTTACGGCGGGATCCGCCAATTTCAAAGCTCAGACGATGCGCTAGAAATCTGGCATACGGTGGTCCCGCGTGTGGACCTGACCGCCTACGATACCCCTGACCTTTTGCCATCCCAGGCCCATAAGTATCTGCGCTATTTTGTCCTGCACAAGGCCTTTGGCCGGCAAGGGCCAGCCATGAACCTACAACTCTCAGGCCTGTACAAGGCCCAGTTTGACCGCGGCGTGACAGCCTGGAAGCGGCTGACGAACCTGGCCAAGGAAGACCAGATTCTAGGCCGTGACATGGCCGAGGATAGCCGTGGGGCGAGACTGCCGCTAGTGCGGTTACCAGCTAATTTTGAGGCGTATTAATGGATTCTGATCTTACGAGGCGGTTGCGAAGCATGACCCTGCTTCGTGCAGCGTCCCTACTCATGCCAACGATGGTAGCGATTTTTTCATATGTGAGCCCGGACTCTCTCAGCCAGCAACAGATTGAAGTCTTATCATCAAGTGCCGCTGCCGACCATCTCCTGGGGCGTTTTGCAGTAACCATGGATGCAATCATAGCATGATTCCTTCAACGCTGAAAGGCCATGACACGGGCGGCTTCCTGGGCGTGAACCTGCGCCAGGACCGGCTCAGGCTCGCAGATGGAGACGTGGCCAGGGCCATTAATGCCGACCTACACACACAGCCTGGCACGATCATGCTGAGGCTGGGCCGCACGCGGCAGTTTGACACGGCCTTTGCCGATCTCACGATTAGGCAGCTGGTTCGTTACTACGGGGGTGCTCGCTATCGAGCAGCAGGCAATTCCCTATACCGCAATGAGACGGCGATCTACAGCGGCCTGTCCAGTGAGCTTGTCACGACCATGGTGCCATTCAGGCCATTGAACGATACGACCGCCTACATGTTCATTGCTGATCAGTCCCGCATGCAAAAGGACAGTGGCACGGCCTTATCAGATTGGGGCGTGGCTGCTCCCTCGACCAAGCCCACGGTAGCAGTCGGAGCCTCAACCGGCCTCTCTGGGGCCTACAGCTTTCGCTATACCTACATTCGCAAGGTAGACGGCGTGACGGTCTACGAGTCGAACCCATCCCCTGTGAGTGATACGGTCAACCCTGTCACGCAAGACATTGCCATTAGTGGCCTGATCGATTCCACGGACAGCACGATCACGCATAAGCGCATCTACCGAACAACGGGTGATGCGACCACGTACTTGTTTGACCAGGACATTGCGACTGGCACCACGACCGGCACGAGTAGCCAGGGGGATACAGCGCTGGGCGGCGAAGTTGAGACCGATAACGACCCGCCACCAGAGGCGTCGTGGTGCTTCAGCTACCTAGAGCATATGTTTCTCTTGCGAGATGAAGATAACCCGCATTTCCTCTGGTGGAGCAAGCGCTATCAGCCCGAGTCCGTACCAGCTGAGAACTTTATCGAAATCGGCCACCCGCAGGACCCGCTGCAATGTGGCGTGGCCTATGGTGGTCTGGCTGGCGTGTTCAGCCGCCTGACCAAGTACCGGATACTGGGCAATACCACCAGCGGCTTTGTCCATCAAGAGGCCATGTCCAAGCGTGGCACGCCTGCCTTTAAGGCCGTGGTAGCGAGTGAGCACGGCATTATCTTTCCAGCGCTGGACGGTATCTTTGTGACGCAGCTGGTGAGCCCTGACACGGAAGTGACCAACGAAATTGAACCGTTGTTTTTTGGCGAGACCGTCAATGGCTTCTACCCCATCAACTGGGGCGCGGCCTCGCAATTTACCGCAGCTGTGTTTAAGGGCCGCTACTACTTGAGCTATGCCGACACACGCAGCCAGACCCCGAACATGCTCATGGTCTACAGCTTTGACACCAAGCGCTGGTATTTCTACGACCATCCCTTGAGCAGCTTTTTCGTCGAAGAGGACCGCAACGTACTCACGGCGGGCACCCAGACCGGCTTTGTCATCAACATGGAAACGGGCAGCGATGACGAGGGCGAAGATATCGCCATGGAAGTGGAGACCCGCGACTATGCCGGCGAAGAGGGTAGCAATATCCTGAAACTGTATCAGTTCATGCGCGTGGACGCGGACACGCTGGGCGAGTCCGTGAATGTGGACCTGTATCTGGACGATACCAGAAGGGCTACGCTTTACATTTCGCACAATGGACGGTCCAGCAAGCTCTACAGCCTGCCGCCGAGCCTGCTTGGCTACAAGTGGCGAGCCAAGGTCCGGTACACCGGCACAGCCAGAGTCAGAATCTATAGTGCAGGGACCATGTATGTTCCGCTGAGTGCAGCATGAGCAACCGGCAATCCGAAGGCCCTATCCAGGTCTTTACCAATGACGTGCGCGAGATCAATGACGCTCTCGCCCAGATTGGGAACCGCCTAGACCATCTCAAGGGCCTGCGTGGGCGCACCGAGCTATGGGACCGTGTACGGGCTGACGACCCCACGGCAGACCAGGACGTGCTGACAAAGGGGTCGCTGTCCACCATGGTACAGGTCGTTTTTTTCTCTAATACGCTCGTCCTGACATTGCGCTCTGGCGTGAGCATTGCGGAGATTAGCGCGGCCCTGCGGAGGCGCTTTAACTTTTCAGGCCCACGGCCAACTGTGGCCCGCCTGTTCATGCGTGGATGGGCGACGGAATCCGGCACAAAGCAGCTTGTCGTAAAGGCTGTTACGACCGGAGCGACCGTGTGCAGCTGTTCATGGAGCGGCACCACGGAAGGGTATGTCACTGGTGAGGCCACGACCATTGACATATCCGTTGATACCCAACTGTCCCTGAACATTATTGCCAGTTCAGCCACGGAATGTATTGTCTTAGATTGGGTGATGCTTGAACTTAGCGGATAGCCTACATGTGTGGCCCTATGTGCGAGGGCAGTACCCACGCGATACCATGCACAAAATCTGGGCCATGGTGGAAGAGGCCAAGGCGGCCCCGCACTTGTTTTGGGGCTCACAGGAGCCTGACGCAATGAAAGGGGACCTGACCGCCATTGTCAAATTCTTTGACGACCCGAACCGGATCTTACTTATGGTGGCAACCCCTGACCAATCAGACCTGATCGGCTTCCTGTGGTTCGATGACTTTATCTCTGACCTGCGCTGTTTTGGCTCAGTCTTTATCAAGCCGAAGTACCGCGGCAAGGTAGGCAATGCGGGGATTGTGAAGGCGTGTCAGTACGTGTTTGACGTTATGAACGTCCGGGCCATCTGGGGTATTACACCATGGCGTGAAGCCAGAGCCGCCGTCATGGCCTGTGGGTTTCAGCCGGTAACGGTTCTGAAGTCGTTTGTCAAGGTGGGGGACGAGGTGCTTGACGCCCATGTCGTAAAGAAAGAGAGGCCAAGCGATGGGCAGCATCTTTAGGAAGGGCAGCGAACAGAGCGGACAGAGCCAGGCCTTATCCAATGACCAGGCTTGGATGGCTAATGACCTGTACGGTAAGACCAGCCCGCTACGTACTAATAGCACGCAGCAGCTGAACTACTTCTTGGAGAACGGCGTCATTCCCAAGGCCCTGCAAAGCACGGTAGGCCTGGGCGTCCCGATTGCGCAGCAAGAGGCGGAACTGGCGAACGCAAAGCGCGGCATTCTTGACACCATGCCAAGGGGCGGCCTCCAGCAACGGGCGCTCATGGAATTGCCCCTGCAACGGCTCTTGCAGCGTGACATGTTCTCTGCCAATCGAGCACAGATTGACGATGCTACAAAGCAGAACCTGTTTAGCACGGCGCTCAATACCGGATTTGGCCAGGGCAGCACGGCCATGGGGCAACTTGGCTCAGCTGCCGGCAACCTGAACAGCCTGGGCCAGCAACGGATTCAGCAAAATCAAACGGCGCAACAGGGCATGGGGCAGGTTGCCGGTAAGGGTCTTTCGGCTATGAAGATGTGCTGGATTGCTGAACGCCTCTATGGCGTGGATGACGCCCGCACGCACATCTTGCGGGCCTGGTTCCTGTCTCGGCCTGATTGGTGGGTGACACAGCTCTATCAGCGGCATGGGCAGTGGATCAGTCGGCAGTGGTGGTGTGGCGCGTTACGCCCGCTGTTCACGTACTGGCTAGGGAGGGCTACCACATGGGCGCATTCGGCAACGGTCTAGTTGGCGGTATGAACCAGATGGGCGGCTTGCAGCTCCAGCAGCAGCTGGCGAAGCAGATGCAAGGCCAGAACCAGGAAGCGCTCGGGAAGCAAATCGTGGCCGGCTCTCAGCAGGCCCCAGGCTTTGAGATGCCACAGAACATGATGCCACAGCTTCAGATGCAAGACCTTCGCTCGCGTATCCTGCAGAGCATGTTACAGGGAGGGCGCTTCTAATGGGTGCCTTTGGCTCAGGATTAGTGCAGGGATCAATACAGGGCCAGAATATGGCCTTTGACCTGGAGCAGCGCAAGCAACAGGCTGAACTGTTCAAGCTCAAGTCCAAACAGATGCAGCTTGAAACGGACATGACGGAGCGCCAGCTGAAGGCGCAATCAGATTTGCAATCGCTCCTCTTTAAAGCGCCACAGCAGCAACAGGTGACGGTCCAGGGGCCGGGTGCCCCGCAACTGCCCGAGGATCAAGCGGCTCTCCTGGGTGGATACAGCCCTGGCGAACTTGAGAAGGCTGGCGGGCCACAAGCCATCCTCAAGCAATACTCGACGGAAGGGCCGCAGCCCACCGGCATGGCCAATATCCCAGGAACTGGCGGGCCATGGGCTGGGCTCTCCCCCGAAATGCAGGGCATTGCGCAAAGCATTCTCATCAATACCGGCGACATGGGCAAGACCATGGCCACATTGCAGGGCCTCAACGTGTTCCCGAAACAGAAGATTACTCAGGTCATGAAAGAGGGTGAGACCCTGAATGAGTATGACCCCAATACTGACAAGTCCAGAACGCTCATGTCTGGGCCTCCCAAGTTCCATCCATTGACCAGCGTGGCACCAGACCATGTCGCGCTCGACCCTATCACGCGCCAACCAGTCTTTACCGCGCCCAGCGCTCCGCCAAAGCCCAGAGAACAGGGTCTCATGAATGTGGCACCAAACGGGACTATCTTTGATCCTGTCACGCAACAGCCAGTCTTTACTGCGCCTCCTGCACCAGGGGAGGCAGGCATAAAGCCGATCTCGGACGAAAACCGCATCGCCTTGGCCGATTATCACAAGCCATTCATTGAACTGGACAGCGCACAGCAAAGGGCCGTCAACGCCCAGATCAAGCAGGACCGCGTAGATGTCTCAGCAGCAACTGGGGCGGAGAGTGCGAAGACATCCCTGGCCAAGCAGCAGCTTGAATTGCTCTCCCCATCAGAGGCGAATGAGTTGGGCGTACCCTATGGAACGACCAGGGAAGGGGCTAAAGGCATTCCCGTTATTACACCAGTCCAGCGAGCGACTTTGACGAACTACCAGTCTGCCCGAGCCATCGTCAACGATATTAAGCAATACTCTGAGCGCGTGAATACTGCAGAGCCAGGGTTTTTGGGACGCCTAGAACAGATCGGCACGCTCTGGGGGTCCTACACGCAGAGCAACCCTGACGGGGCCATGCTCTTGGCGAAGGCTGGCGAGCTGGGCTTGCTGGTCAAGTCACTGGGCCAAAGTGGGAGCCTGTCCGACGGTGACATGGCGAGAGCCGCAGCGTTGACACCTGGCCCGACGGACACTGTTCAGGTTGCAGTGCTAAAGCTGAAGGACCTTGAAAACATAATCAATAAGGGAGAGGCCGCGTTCAGGGCATCGTTAGGCCCAGGAGCCAAGCAAGCCTTACAGGCAGAGCAGCAACCCGCGCCGGCAGTAAAGAGTATGCCGAAAGAGAAGCCGCAAGCAAAACAACCAGCGCAAACGACGGACGATGACCTCGTGCAACAGCTTGGGCCGATGGGGCGAGAGGACTATGAGGCCACGCCAGACGCAGAGAAGAAAGATTTTTTGAGGCGATACTTTAAGGCGAGGGAGGGTAAACAAGGTGCCCCCAAACGATAAACCACGAAGGACACCGGAAGAGGCGGCCATGCAGGACTTGCTGCAACAGCAGCCAGCCGAGCCGCAAGGCCCACAGTACGGCGTGAGCAATAACACGCCAGACGTGGGATTCATGGGCAAGTATGTCATCCCTGCCGTTGCCCCGACGATTGGTAGCATGGCTGGAACTGCGATAGGAGGCGCAGCCGGTAGCGTGGTCCCTGGACTTGGTACTGGGATCGGGGCTGCCGTGGGTAGCGGCCTGGGGAGTGGGGCAGGGGAAGCGCTCAATCAGGCCATGGGCATCACCGACCCGAGCCTAAGAAACATTGGCCTATCGACTGCCATCCCCATGGGTGTCGGACTTGGGGCAAATGCGCTAAGGGTCGGCAAGTCCATGTTTGGGGCGCGAGGCGCTCAGACACTGAATGCCATCGCACCAGAGGAGGCCGCCGCCGCCGTGGCACGGCTCAAGCCCGAAATTCCATCTAAGTTTCTATTTGAAACGGCCTCAGAGGGTGGGGCCGCCATTCCCATGGGGCGCACGGTCAAGATGATTGATTCCATGCTGGACGACCTTGGGGCATCTGCCGTGCCTGGTCAAGGCGCATCCAAGGGTGTGCAGGCGGCAAACCGGCAAGTTATTTCGTATCTGAAGGGCCTGAAAGATAAGCTGATTGCTAATCCGAACGGACTCTCCCCGAGAGACTTGCAGCGCGAGTTAGCCGGGGTTGGAAGTGTCAAGAAAGCGCTTCAGGCTAAGGGCGGGGGCGGATTGGGCGCAGTCAGGCAAACCTTTAAGTCTATGTCGGATGATCTGGATGAAGTGGCGAATATGGCCGATGACGTGGGCAGCAATTCGGCGGCCATGCTCAAGGAGGCCAGGCAAGTCTTCAAGAAAGAGGCCGCCGTCGATGAGCTGGACGACGCCATTCAGGCCGCAGTAAAAACGCTCAGGGGGCAGGGCGGGGACACGCAGTTTAACGCGAACCTAGTCCTAAAGGAGCTGAAGAATAACAAATTCATTCAAGACTCTTTCTCGAAAGAAGAAATCAAAGAAATAGAGTCTCTTTTTTCAAAGCTAAACCGCATTCCCGCGTTACGGCCAGGCGCTGGGGCACAGGCCGGGAGCCGCAGCGTTCTACAGGGCGCTGTAGCTGGCGGTGGAATGGGGGCTGGCGTTACCACGGCGATGGGCCTTGGCCCAGGCATAGGGGCAGGCATCGGTACGGCGCTTGGCGTAGCAGTTCCGCCACTGGCCGAGATGTCCAAAAACTTCGCCATTGCCCTGAGCATGAAAACGGGCCGCGCTCTGGTCGGGCAGCTCCTCAAAAACAGCGACGGGGCCTTAACACCTCAGGCGCTTTCGATTATCTCAGCCTATGCTCAAGCGACACGTGCTGGCGCAGAAAGCGCGGTGGCACCGCAATGACCGAAACGATACGCTATACGCGCATTGCCCTACAGGACCTAGACCTGGGCTCAGGCTCAACGCAAATCACTTTAGCTGATGGCCGTGTGGTGGTCATGGATCAAGTGAGCTTGGCCGGCATTGCACAGGATGCGGGCGTGCTCAGCTTCGATCAAGTGGCCGTCCAGTCTGTAAAACATCCCTCTCTCGCCTCAGCCATTGCCACGCTGGGCAGTACCGAGGCCACGATTGTGATCGCCAACTTGCAGACGATCGACAGCAATGCCACGGTGCCGAGCAACATCACGCTCCAGTTTCTGGACCAGGGCCAAGTCAGTGTTGCCAGCGGCGTGACCTTCCTGGTCAATGGCCGGGTAGTTGCGGCGAACAGGCAGATTTTCTCAGGCTCTGGCACGACCACGCTGGATAGTAGCGTGAATCCGCTGGAGTATGGCTACTGGAAGGGCGGGGGTGGGCTCCCCTACCTGACCGGCTTCAAGGGCGGGCAAAGCACCACGACCACGCCTTTTTCCTTGCAAGACGCAGCCGGCACGACTGGCCGTAGGCTGTCACTGGAGGCATCCAGCGCAGGCGGGGCCGAATTCCAGATGAAGCCAGGGTCTAGCGCCACTCCTGCCAGCCAAGTGACCAATGACCTGATTATGCAGCACAAGACAGGGACGGACCTGGAGCAATTCAGGATTAGAACCGCGTCCAATGTCTACACCCTGGACAGCACCTATAGCAACGCAGGCACGGCCAGGCCCATTGCCTTTACCATGGGCGCACGGATCGAACCCTCGGCAGTCGCTGGCGTAACAGCCCTGACCTTGTATGCGGACGCATCTGTTGATATACATAGCTCGAGCTACACGGCAAACGGAAAAGTGTGGGGGGCGACGTATGCACGGTTTGTGGATCTTGGAGACAACGGCACTACGAAAGTTATCCTCGACACTCGTTCAACAACTCCCGCCTCCAACACGGCGGACGCCTGCTTCCATGAGTACCGCCGAGGAGGAACGGCAAAATGGTCTATTGGCCTTAATGTTACAGCTACAGCAGTTGACTCACTGGACTTCTATTCCTCTGGGGGCCGGTTCGTCCGGTTCCTTGACCTCAACTCAGGCCCAGTCATCGAACTCAGCGCGGAATGCAGCGCAGACCCAGACGCCCCAGCCGCCAACAGGGCCAGGCTCTATTTGATCGATAGCGGGGCAGGGAAAACGATTCTCAAGGTACGATTTGCAACTGGGGCCGTTCAAACGATTGCGACCCAGCCATGACAGATAGAGATTTTTATATCGTTATCGGTATAAAAGAGAGTGAAATTTATACTCTTTCCAATATCAACGCGCAATTAACGAAGGACCTAGAGGCTGCACGAGCCCAACTTGAGGAGTTGGCTCGTGACAGAAACAGTCCGGTATAGTCGCATCTACCTGCCCGACCTCTCCGTTGGCACTGGCACCGGCCAAGTCGTTCTAGCAGATGGCCGCGTGGTGTCCATGGACGACATCAACCTGGACGCGCTGGCCCTTCAGCTCTCGGGCCGCTCTGGCATCCTCCCCATTAAAGTACTGGGCCAGAAATGGTACGCCATGGCTGGTTACAATACGCTGTCCGATGCGCTCCTGGCCATTGGGAGCGATACCCGTACCCTCCTTATCACGACTCCGCTGACAATCGGCGGGGCCACATCCATCCCTTCCAACGTGACAGTCTGCCTAGCAGGCGAAGGTTCGTTTACGATTGCCTCTGGCGCTATACTGACCTTCGCTAGCCCGAAACAGCTTATCCCCTTGACCCATAAACCGCTTTTTACCGGCGCAGGAACGGTATCTTTTACAGCCGTGGGGACCGTGAGCCCTGCCTGGTGGGGCGCAACGGGCGACGGCTCGACCGATGACACCACGGCGCTCCAGGCCGCCATTACTGCCGCCTCCGCTGGACACGTGATTATCCCGATCGGAACGCATCTCATCTCTACCAAGCTCAGCGTCCAGAGCTATACACGCATCAGCGGGCATGGGTACGGGTCTGTCATTAAGAAGGCCGCCAACATCGACATGTTCCAGCTTGGCGTGCGCACGGAAATTGACAACCTGCGCATTGACGGCGCGGGGGCCTCCTATACGGGCCGCGGCATTCTCATGACCACAGGCGGCGGCACCGATGGCCGGCGCAACATTCACGACTGCTGGATCTTTGACACGGAAAGCTACTGTATCGAATTCACCGAGTCTGGCGCAGCCTTTCAATCCATCGTCGCGCATAACCAGATGGACACATACAACTACGAAACCTATGCCGTCAAGCTCCCTGACACCGATGCCAACGGCCCTTGCACGCTGATAGGCAATTTCACGAACGGCCCAGGCGTGAATATCGGCGGGGCCGCTGGCTGCAACATGATCGGCAATACCTTCGGGCAAGGTCCGTTTTCCGTGCTCGGTCCATGGACCGTGCCGCCCATCACCATGAATGATGATTGCTTCAAGGTGCTGGCCGTGGGAAATACCTTTGAGACAACACAATCCGTCACGCTCAAGGGTTCGCGCAGCACCTATACCGGCAACGTCTTCAATGGCGGCTATACCATCGGCGCAGACTCGACCTTTATCCATGTCGCTGGCGCAACCGGCACGGCGGCTGTGACCGCGTATGACACGGACAATAGCGCAAGCGTTACGAATGAAATCTACAGCCTAGAGCATACCTACACCCCGACCTGGACCGGCTCAAGCTCCAATCCTGCCATAGGAGATGGCACGATTACAGGAGCCTGGCAGCGCAATGGCCTGACCGTGACGGTCCGCATTTATGTGCTCATGGGCAGTACGACCACCTACGGGACAGGGACGTGGCGCTGGTCCCTCCCCACTGGTGTCCCTACCCCTAGCGGCGTCTTGGCTCCGTCGTTTGTGTGCGGCACGGCACTCATGACGGACAGCGGCGGCGGCGTGACCTATGGCGGCATGGCCTTCTATAACGGGACAGCCTTTGAAGTCTATGACGCAGTGGGCGGAGGCGGGCCAGTCACGAACCTGGCCCCATTTACCTGGGCCTCTGGCGATTCCATGCATATCACCATGACCTACCTCTTGCAATAAGGAACAGCCATGACCTTACGCGACCTCCTCATCAAGCATGAAGGCATCAAGGGCAAGGTGTATGCCGACACCGAGGGCATCCTGACCGTGGGCGTAGGCCGGAACCTGGAAGACGTAGGGGTGTCCTATGATGAGGCCATGCTCATGCTGGATAACGATATCAAGCGCGTGCTCTACGCTTGCTGGCATGAGTTTCCATGGTTTGCTGACCTGACGGAAGACCGCCAGAACGTGGTCGCTAATATGGTGTTTAACCTGGGCCTGGAAGGCTTTAAGAAGTTCAAAAAGATGATTGCAGCAATCGAAAAGGACGACTACATCGAGGCC